GGCAGGGGGCAAATGTGTTTCTCCTGACGCCGGCGCGCCTGGCTCATGTTGAGGGTGCGCATGAATAGCACATCCGTCCAAACAAACTCCTCATAGTCATCGGGCGCCTGCGGTGGCATCAGCATGAATTTGGCCGGGAGCCGGTTCCCCATCGCCTCATTGAAGGCGACGTGCTGGTGATAGTCGTAGGGCTGCTCTTTGCTCCAGTCACGATACCAGTTGTATACCTGGCTACCGTCCATACCGGTCAGCAGTGCTGGGTCATCAGCTGGCGTGACATGGGCAACGTCGGCAATGCCTTTGCCGTTGCTCCGCCAGAGGCTATGTGCGTCCACCTGCCAGCGACCCCGGCTGTATTCAGCCTTGTTCTTGCACACCGGCTCATCCGCGTAGGAGCGGGTTTTATCGCTCTGTGGCTTGCGGAATAAAAGGACTTTCTCACTGAGACCGACGCCCATTTTTGAGCCATCCTTGCAGCACTCAGACCAGCCGAGCCGGTTTGTTGAATTATTCTCGCGGACAACGTCAGTGGGGATGAAGATTTCGCCATAGGCTATAAAGCCATGCTTGCGGAATGCTCTTGCGCAATCGTGCGTGAAATAGTCTACTTCCATCATGCCGTGCGGTGTCTGATGGCCGTATAGCAGGCGGTCTTTGACGTGGATACAGGCCATGCGGCCAGGTTTCAACACGCGCAATAACTCAGGGATGAGGTAGTCCATCTGTTGCCAGAAGTCGCCATCTGTCTGGTTGTGGCCGAAGTCGTTGAGACTGGCAACGTATTCGTAGTGATTGCCGAACGGGATACTGGTCACGATTTCGTCAATGGAGTTGTCGGCCATGCTCATCATTTCCAACACACAGTCGTTATTGACCGCCGTGAACCATTGACCACGCTCTATCTGTCGCTCTATACCGAGAGACCGTTGGAGCGCAGACGAGAGCGACTCGTTGGTCAATCCATGCCCCTTGATGATGCTGCGCATGGTGGCAACCATCTCATCATGCTGTTTCCATTTGTTCATCAGCACAGATACGACATGATCCTCAGCATCGGTATGGATGATATGCACATCAACAGGATGCTCCTGGCCGTAGCGTTGCAGGCGGTGCAGGCTCTGGATGAAATCACGGAATTTAAAGCCGATGCCAACGTAAATTGCCTTGTGGCAGTGATACTGGAAGTTCGCCCCCGCGCCAAACATCTGTGGTTTGGCCGCAAGGATCTGGATGTTGCCGTGTGTAAAATCCAGAACCATGCGCTCGTTCTCGTCGTCTTCCTGCGAGCCGTAGACCGCCTGTGCGCCTGGAATGGCCTTGCAGATGGCTTTGCGCTCGTCTTCCAGGTCGTGCCAAATGACGAAATGATCATCCGGTGAGGCGGCAACAATAGCGGCAGCTTCGGCAATGCGCGACTCCAGGCTGTTTCGTTTTTCTTTGATAGCCTGGGTCACACCGGCTGCGGTATCGGCAAACAGATAATGCTGACCAAACTGGTTTGCCAGATCTTGCGCTTTCAGGTGATCCGCTGCGAGCCGGTGGAAATGGATTCTTAGCTCTGGCATGACATAGCCGGTGTCATCGTAGCCCAGGTCAGACGGCACGTCGACGAACAAGCACCACGATGCTATCCAGAACCAGAAGTCACGCTCCATGTGTGGCATCAGTTGAAGATCGCCGGCATTGTCGGGGTTGCGACCAAAAAAACGGGTGAGCGCCTGGCCTGCGTCCATCACGTTTAGGAAGTCGGAAAAATAGATTAGTTGGCGATAGTCGTTGGGGGCAGGTGTTGCTGTGGCTACCCACCGGTACGGGATGGCGCTCAGGATGCGGCTAAACTCCTGTTGAGTTTTTGTGCCCAGGTTGCCCAGGATGGCGCCCTCATCGAGGCAGACGCCGGCTATCTCTGCCTGTAAAAACGCCTCGCTAATCTGCCCGTCTCTCACCCGCTCGTAGTTGGTAATCAGAAACGGCGTATCGGCGCTCTCGGCATCGGCATCGCTGCCCACGTAGGCGAAATCTACACCCATCGACGGCCCATCCTCATGGATGAACTGATGCTTCACACCGAGTGGGCAAATCACCAGCACCTTGCGCCCTGTACGTGCGTTGACGTGGCGCAAGAGTTCGATCTGCATTCTGGTATTGTGTGTAACTGTAAAATCGCCCAATAGATAAAGATGATTGCCGTCAATCTCAAACCCATAGTAATCGCCTTCACCCAGAGCCTCTACTGCAAACCCGTACACAAGAGGATTTTTGATCTGACATCGCTCACTGGCTTTTTTGCGGGTGCGGCAAGGGATGAGATGGGTATGGCCGCTAATCCAAATCCGGTAATAAGTCGCGCCATTGACAACTTTGGGCGCATGACATACCGAGAAACCTAGGGATCTGCACAGGAACAAAATATCATCGCGCAGCCCTTCCCACTTGGTTGCTATCTCATAGCACTTATCGACAAGATAGCCATCGGTATCAAGCAATCCGGCCAAGAGACGTAGGCGCACATCTCGACTATTCTTCAAATAACGATTGTCAATGCGCTTCTCGCCGGTCTTACCACCATCCTTGATAAAATAAAATTCGTCACACAAAGGGCTTGTGTCACTACGACCATTCAGGCGAGAAATGTCATATGTGGTACATCCGCGCGCCTGCCGCGCCTTGACTTTCAATCTATTTGTGTCAGCAAAGCCGTAAATTGCCTCTACGATTTCAACATCTTGGTCGTTGATAGTCCACGAGAGACCCCTACAGTGTCCATCACCCAACCATGTGCCATACAGGTAAGGGTCCATTGGCACGCTTTGCGGTAGAAAATCGACAGCCACCTTGTAATGCTTGAAACAATTTTGTTTAGCGAAGCGAGGGTATTGAAGATAGTCCGACAAGGACATGTTAACAATTTCACCCATACTGTAGCCATTATAAGGATTAGAAATTTTCAGGCTCAGTATATGCGATTCGTTGCATGTGTAACTGTCGCCATTTTTCAGGGTGATTCGATACATCTGCTCGCGACCACTAGCCAGAGAAAGAACGTTGCGAGGTGTTCCATCGTCACCCATTAACTGTTCCCCGATTTGCACATCCTCGACATTTTTGATCGTGCCATCGGCCATTAGGATTTTTGTTCCTGCCCCGTGGCACTTGCCCAACCCGAACTTCGCCGCAATCAACGCCTTTCCCCGCTGCAATGCCCAGGTCACAATATCCCGCTGGTGTGGGTATAGCGACGGGTGCATTTCAACAGGCTGCAATCCGCCTTCGGTGGTCAACTGGACTTTGTTCTTCAAAAACTCATAATATTTTGTTTTTCGGTCTGACATGGTTCTATTCCCTTCTCAGATTTCGCCCGGACATGGTAATCCAGGCACACGATTCGATGATTCGCTCGACCGTGCGCTTGCCGAACTGTTGCTCCAACTGCGGCTGTGAGCAGTTGGTTGTAATCAGCATGGTCAAGCCACGGTTGTGGCGGTAGTTGATTAATTGATAAATGAGTTTGCGCCGGTCGTCTGTTTCCGGCTTGTCACGCTCTGGATCGCCCAGGTCGTCCAGCAGGATTACATCCGCCTGCTGCGCTGCGGTCAGCTTGGCTGCGCTGTCGCCGTCGGCGTAGCCTTGTTGTATCTCTGACAGCAGGTCGTATACCTCAATCCACAGCCCGCTCTTACCCTGACTCAAATAGTGCTGTAATGCCGGAGTCAGCAGGCCAGTCTTCCCGCATCCGTAGGAGCCGGATAGCACCATACCAGGCTTGTAGCGCTGCGTCGCCGGGTCAGTGGCGTAGCCGTTGGTGATGAATGCGGACACGGCGGCGATGGCCGGAAATTTGCCCATGTCGCCCCCGGCTCTGGCTATCAGGCTGGCAATGCTCATGGCACGGAAATGATCCGGTATCCCAGCGCTGCGGAAAAGCGCCTGTAGCCGCTGCGTCTCCCGCTCATCCTCTTTGAGCCGCCAGTGTGCCAACTGGCTCTTGCCACAGTCGCACTCACAGAACTGACACTCGCTCGTCGGATAGCCTGCTGCCGGCGTTTTCCATCCGAGGTAGCCCGTGTTCCCACAGGCGCAAGTCTGCTCAGTATTTGTACTCCCCGGCTGCGATCTGGCGCTCGATTTCTCTGTAGGCGGCCATGACTTCGGGGCTTGGCTGTTCGTGTCCGTAGGTGTCTGCAGTGGGTTCGGCGGTGGTGGTCGGTGCCGTGGTTGCTCTCGTGGTCGCTTTTCTCCCATCCTGTAATACTCTCCTTTCTCGCAATCCATTGCGATACACGTCGAACAAATCTGCGAAATTGTTGCAGCGGAAGCTGCGCATAACCAGGCAGTCATGTAGCGTAGATCGCCAGCGCACTAGGTCGGTGCAAGCGACATTCATGGCCTGGATTTGGAGCTTTGATGGGATGTACGGCGTAAATTCGCGGTAGACCTCATAGGCTGTCATCCCCGTCCCGGTTGGCCAAAGGCCGTCAACGGTCAGCCGTGGGTCAGCTTCGATCGGCTTGCTGCGGTTCAGCGGTTCCATCAGCGCCGCCAGCCGTCGCTCTGGCGTGGTCACAGGCGGGTCATCGGCAACAATGCGATGCGCTGCGGCCTGGGGGGGGGTGTTCGCAACTGGGGGGGGCAGAATTGCGCCTGTAACGTTGGGTTGTGTAGTGGGTTGCGATTGTACTGTGTCTGTCAGTGACGTGTTTGCAGTTTTATAAAAATTAACTTCTGCCATGTTGGGCGCTTGCGCCGTGCGGGGTGCGCTGTCGGTCAGTTGCGATGGGGTTGCTATTCGATCCGTATAGATCTCTCCCCCCCACGGATGATCAGACGGATGATCAGATGGATCTACAGACGGTTTAAGCGGCGTGGACGCCACCCCCCCTAGCGGCGTGGGCGCCACCCCCCCTAGCGGCGTGGGCGCCACCCCCCCTAGCGGCGTGGGCGCCACCCCGAAGTGCGAGCGCCCGTAACCAGTCTCACCGATCACCCGTTGCTTTTTGCGTTTGCTCTGCGCAGCTTCCATGACTTCGGTCGGTATGCTGATGTCATTTGCCGCGCAGTATCCGAGTAGGTAGTATCGGTTGGTGACGCCACCGTTAGCGGCAATGCCGTCGCCTGGACAAACCAACAATTCGCCTTTGTCCTCGAGGCGTTTGATACTGCGCTGCGCGTTGCGGTGATCGCGCCTGATCCTCGCGCGTATCTTTTCCATGCCGTAAAAACAATATCCATCATCGTTACACCAGTCTGCGAGTGCCAATAGGATAAGCAACTCATCCCCTGACAGGTGCGGGGCTTTCTCCCAGTAGTAGCTAGTTACTTTGATGCTCATGTTTATTCCTCTTTACTAAACTTTTCAGCAGGTCAATTTCCTGCGTCTGCTTATCCAGCCTATCCCACAATCGGCTGTTATCCTCTCTCAACTCCTGGCGCTCAGAGACCAGAGCGCCGATCATCGCTATGAGTTGTTCTTTTCGCAGCTTTGTGACATCAGTGATGCATCTATGTTGGCTGTTCATAATCCTCCTGTTTTAATTCCCACACGACGGCAGATCTGTACCGGCGCGGCCTTACTCCTACCCGCCTGTAGTGAGCCGTCGTGATATGCTGGCGTATCCGTTCGCTGCCGAGGCGGGTCAACTCGCCCGCTTCGGAGACCGTGAGCGGACCATTGGCCGCAAACACCGCTTTGACAATTTCTGCGGTTGACAGTTGTTTTCCGTCTTCTTCCATTCCTGCCACCTCTCGCACATCGCCAACGCTACGAGCGCTAGTAGGCAAATGGCAAAAAATTCGATGAGCATGTCGCCTCCTGAATGATAGTTTGTGGAGTGTAATGAGTGGGGTAGGCTGGAATCGAACCAGCCACCAACGCAGCGCTTGGACTGCCGGCGCCATCTGGTAGACCGCGCTTGTGTCAGACTGCCAAGAACCCCCAGTGTCGCAGGTGGCCTTGACGCCACCATGCCAGCCTGGTTACTGGTGCGACATCCAAAGGAGAAAGGAACCCCATGCGTGCCACAGTCAACCAGTTAGGCAAGGCGTCTGGTTAACACCGTTTCCCTACGACATAGGGGGCGAGCCGCTTGCCCTCCGGTTGGCATCAGGTGATAGTCATCAGGTGATCGTCATCTGCATTTTTTGCAACGTCAGGTAAATACTGTTGACATTTGCCGTGAATGCACTACAATTGCGGTGAGGGTTTATGCTGCGTTGCCCGCCGCAATGGACAAGCGATGGCGGGTATCTTTTGTGCTATACCTCTCGCGAGTCTCCCATCTGCGACTGAGAGAGGAAACCCCAATGATTCACAAGATTTCGTTTGACGCTGATCATCCACGGTTGGATGGTGAGCATCTGGCTAGACTAATCGAAATGTATCTGGCGGAGCATGGTCGGCGCACACAGGCAAAAACCGTGAGCGGCTACCGCTTCAAGCTCTCACCATTCAACGAATGGTGGACTGATTACGGCTCGGCTCATGCATGGATCCTGTCCGATGCGGCGCTGTTCGATTTTGAAGACTACCTGCATTCAACCGGCTGGGGCTGGAATAGCCGCAACGATACGATGCGCCGGCTGCGTCAGGTCTTCCGTTGGGCGCATCGGCGGGGGCATTTGTCGATTGATTTTTCGATGTATGTTCCGGCTGCCCGTGGCAATGCACCAGCGCATAAGCCGGTTGAACTAAAGGCGCTAGCGGCGATGTTGGCCGTGTGTCGAAAGACGGAGTTCCCAGAACGCAACCGGGCGATCTTGGCTGTGTTGGCCGGGACCGGGTTGCGTCGGGAGGAATGCGCCAGTTTGATGATGGATGGCGTAACGATGCTCGCTAATGACTGTGGCTATCTGGAGCCGACCGTATGCAAAAATGATGCGCCGCGTTTCGTGGCGTTCGACCATTACACCGGCGCCTATCTGCGTACCTGGCTGAGTCGGCGTGGTGATGCGCCGGGCGGATTATTCCTGAGTCGCAAGTTTGGTGAGCCGCTATCGCCGAGCGGCATCTACAAGGTCGTGCTGGATTGTGCGGAGTTAGCCGGCGTGAGCGACCAGGTCAGCGGCCCCCATGACCTGCGGCGCATGTTTGCGACCCGTTGGAGCAAGAGGCTCCGCGGCGAAGGCTACGGCCAGCTATTACAGAAACAGCTGGGACATTCCAACTGGGAAACGACGGCGATTTACAGCCTTCAGGATATTGACGACGTACTCGATGTGATGACAACAGCGAAGGTAAGCCCGATAGCGCAATTAGCGTAATCCAAATTGACCAGCCGCGAAATGCTCCTTACTGCTTGAACGGCGATGCCGAGTTTGGGCATCTCCGTTCAAATCGGAGTAGGGGCACCAAACAGAGCATTGTGCGTGCGGATTGACGTTAAGGTTAGTTCAAAAAACACAAAACAAAACTAGACGTGCAATCGTGGATTGCACGGAAATGATGTACTATATCTCTAGCCCTCCCGCTCCATCAACGGCGCGATCCGACTAAAACCTTGTTAATGTACAGAACGTCGCATGGCGCTCTCTGTTCATCTCACTAACGACCGCTGGCCTGTCAACCATTCAAGGTCGTTAGTGAGGCGAGAACATAAACTTAATTATACTAACTCTCGTTAGGGTAATTGTCAAGTTCTCGTTATATGCTTCCTGATGCTGCTACTTCGGCGGAGGGAACACCGAAGCGCTCTGATCGGAGACGGTCAGGGCGTTTCTTTTTGCCCTAACCCTGACCGTCTCTATCGCGAAAAACTAATTTTTCGATATGCAGGGGACTGCCAGGGTCTCCCAGTTTGGGAAGGGGTATCCTTCCGCGACCTGTAGATCAATAGGACTGCATTGTAGCGCCCCTGCAAGTTTTTGTGCTGTGTTGCTATCCCAAGTGCGCCCCCGCAACACCTTAGTAAGTGTGTTTTGGTGCAGGCCAGATCTCTTGGCTAGTTCTGAGTATGTGCGGATATTAGCGCGCTTCATCAGAATATCTACTCGCTCTTTGTCAATGACCAGCGTCTTATCCACGTCAGTATACCTCCCTTCTATATGAAGTCTATCACTTTTTGGGTTGACTGTCAATGGGCAATTTCTGCCTGTTCAGAGCCCTTGCATATAGTCACATCATTTTTTGATGTGATTTATATGCGTTATGAAAACTTAATTGATGCTTTGACTTTACTTTATGCTATTGGGCGGGAATTAGTTAATTTTGGCAGTTGACAATCAACTCAAAAAGTGATAGGCTCTAACTACCACGAAATACACCGCAGGGCAACGTAGTCGAGTGACCGGGGCAAGCATTCCGATGCGTAGTGAAAGACCGACCCGGACGGGCGCTGTGAGGGATGCTACGTCAACAAAAAGCCGCCGTCAGTGGTTCAGACTGACGGCGGCATCTCTCGAGCATTCAGTTTTATCCAAAAGGAGACTTTTATGTTAGCAAAAAAGATTGAGTACGTCAAATCTGAGTCTGTCGTAGTCGAGCCGGTTGACCGCATCCGCGGGTTTGGTGTGGCGTTCGACCTGGCTGAGGCGGTGGCGTTCGCTGAGGCGGTTCTTACGGCTCGCGATGAGCTTCAGTCGGAGTACGATGAGATGTACGCAGAATGCCGAGAGGCTGACGACATCGGGCGGGATGAGAGCCTGAGTCCCTGGCGGTAGTGTAGGCGGTAGTGAACTAGCAGGTGGCCGGTTGACCGGCCACCTTTACCCATGAAAGGTTAATCATGTTTCAAGGAAATCCATATCCATTAGCTGAGGCTGTCGCTGACGGTCGCCAGCTTCAGACAATCCTTGTCGATGCTGTGACGGCCTTAGAGCGTGCCATCGAGCAGCGCACAGCCGCCAGTGCAGCCTATCGGGACGCTAAGGCGAGCTATGAAAGCGCTGAGACGGAGTATGTGTTCGATATCGTCTTTGGTGATCATCCCGACTATGCCAGAGCCAAAAACGCCGACATGCGCAAGCTGGCTCAGGACAAGCTGCTGATTTCCGCCCGTGACAGCGGCTACCTGGCATCCGCATGGCGAGCGCTGGGGGCGGCTGAATCGCGCTGGCAACAGGCGGAGGCGTTCCATGTGCAGGCTGAGGCGCGCTTCCGGGCGGCGCGGGGCGCTGCGGAGTTGCAGTCGAGCATGTTGCGCGCGGCGACGGCTGTGTAGGCGCCGGTCAATCGATTTAACGTTTTTTTAACGGTAGTTTAACGAAAGGAATTTTATGAATATCAATGAGTTGAAAATCGGTGAAGTCAAGGAGATTGTGGCGATGTTTGGTAATATGGTGACTCTGCCCGCACAGGCGCGGGTAGAGCATGGGGTCGCGATTGTCGTACTTGACCGTGGATTCGTCTACGTTGGTCGTGTGGCAACGGATGGGGAATGGGTGTACATAGATGATTGCCGCAATATCCGCTACTGGGGAACGGAGAGGGGGCTTGGCGAACTCGTCGATGGACCGACGCCAAAAACAAAGATCGATTATGTGGGCGAGTTAAAAGCGCCTCTGCGGGCGCTCATCTCGATAATCTCTACAAAGGGGGATAATTGGAAAAAATCATAAGTTCCATTTTGACGCTTGACGGCGACGGCTCCGGCTCCGGCTCCGGCTCCGGCTGCGGCTACGGCTACGGCTACGGCTACGGCGACGGCGACGGCTCAGGCTCCGGCGACGGCGACGGCGACGGCTCCGGCTACGGCTCCGGCTGCGGCTACGACTACGGCTGCGGCTACGACTCCGGCGACGGCGACGGCGACGGCGACGGCTCAGGCTACGGCGACGACTCCGGCGACGGCTCCGGCGACGGCTAAATACGTGCGCGGCCGGTCAATCGATTTAACGTTTTTTAACGGTAGTTTAACGAAAGGAATTTTATGAATATCAATGAGTTGAAAATCGGTGAAGTCAAAAATCGCTACGAAGGGGGATAAGTGGGAAAAATCATAAGTTCCATTTTGACGCTTGACGGCGACGGCTCCGGCTCCGGCTACGGCTACGGCTCCGGCTGCGGCTACGGCTACGGCTCC